TCACTTATATTATCTCTAATTATATCATTTGGATTTGGTATGATCTTTTCCTCTTGAATAGGCTTAGTAACCTCTATCGATTCTTTAACCTCGTTATTAAGCTTTATAAACTTAATTAACTTATCTATATTTTTATTTCCTATTGATCCTTTCGTCCTCACTCGTTTAATAAATAATTTATAGCATTTTGTAATAGTGTTATATCATCATTGAACTTACCTATTGCTGTATTACACTTCATACATAAAAGACCTCTTATTTTATTATCTATATGATTATGATCAACTGCTAGTGGTGATTTCAAATTTGATTGATGTTCATTACATATTTTACAACATCCATTTTGATTTTCAAATAGTTTATTATATACACTAATGGTTATACCATATCTATATTTTAGATGATTCTCTCTTGATTTTTCATAACCAATTGGCTTTCTATCCTTACTTCTAATCCTATCTCTTTCTCTTTCCTTTTCTAGGTTATTACTTCTATATTTATTAGAGTGTTCTCTATGTTTATCCATATTATTTAATCTATAATTATTTTTAATAACCTTTCTACAATCCTTACATTTACCTCTTCTTGGATTGAATTCAGATAAATCTTTTTCTATATTACATTCATTACAAATCCTCATATAATTATTTATTTTATTACCAGTTGAGCGGGATTCCAAAGGGGTCACACCCATTACAATCCGGATCACTATGACCATTTCCACCGCCTTTTCTAGCTGGTGTTGGAAGAGGACTCCATCCAGAAAAATAGGTTGTTCTCTTTGGTCTTATTCTATCTATACCAACAGTCTGAAAGTATTCAGGAAATAATTGAGGATTATTAATAATATATTCTCTTATTCTTTGGTTATAATAATCAGCATAGTGTTTAACATTATCTCTTAGATATATTAACTCTTTTAGACCAGTTGAATTAGCGTGATCCTCTGTCTTACTTAGAATCGCCTTATTAGTAAGTCTATATTGAATATCTGGAAGAGCGTGCCATACTGTAAAATGTGCCAAACAAGGTTGGATATAATTATTTAATAATGTTTTATATTGAATCTTAGATGGATCATTAATAGAGTTATCAGAAACCTGATTCATAATAGTTATATATAGGTTGTAACCTAGTATCTCTTGAATGTGGACATCTTGTGAGGTTTTTATATTTGGATCTATTAATCCAGGATCAGTATTTTTATCTATCGTAGTATTTAAAAACACATATTCGGTTGAAATTAATTGCACATAGCTACTCATATTATTTATTATTCTTTTTGTTCCAAGGTTCTCTACCAGTTGATGGATGTTTATGTGTCTTGAATCTTTCTATCATTGATTTGGATATTCTATCCTTCTCTTCTTGTGTTTTCTTTTTACCTGGTTTTCCTTTCTTTGGAGAGGTCTTTCCCTTTTTAGCCAAGCTCATTCTTTTTCTAGTTTCTTCACTTGGTGATTTTCTTTTATTTCTTTTAATACCATTTAATCCTTCACCACCATCGGTCATATTAACTAATGGTCCTTTTCCTAAATCACTCCTGCCTATTTTATTTATATAAAACATTTCTTTTTTAATAGCTTCCTCATTATATAATCCAGTTTCTATAATATCTACTATATATCCATAGTTTTTTACAATATTTTTCCAATGTGGATTTCTACTATCTTTTGAGTAAGCCCTTTTTGTTCTCACTCTTCCTTTTCCAACATAAAATATTTCATTTTTAAGTGGATTTATATGAAAATAAACACAATATTCTTCCATTATTTCTGTGGATTATTTTGTATAGGTGATGCTCCTGTAATAGGAACCAATTTAAGACAATCTTCTTCTGAATATCCGTTAATAGATAATAAACTTCTTTTACTATCATCACTAATTTGTGATTGGATAATAGATAAAACATCTGATATAGAAACATCCATCTTCGCAAAATTTAATTCATACTCATTTAACTCAATATGATCTGTAACTCCGTTTATTCTAGCCAATCTATTAAAACATTTCTCAATGAATCTTTGTTTAGGAACTATATATTGTGTTCTAAACACTTCTAATGAGTTTAATATACCTGTCTGAGTTGAAACACCCCATCTGTTTGATTCTGTTTCCAAACCAAATAAAGCTGGGTCATTTACTCTATGAGATCCCAATATACCAGAAGTTATTATATCATTCAAATCTGTATATTTCTTATCATTATCATTTACTGCAATTGGATTTATCATCGGAGCTGTATCTTTGTCTTCTGAATAGGTTATAAATGCCTTACCACCACCCTTTGGACCTGCTAGATCCTTCATCAATCTTTTATTATTAAAAGACATTTCCTCATCTGTTGGTATTCCACCTGGAAAGTTTATAAACATACTTGGTGCGAATCCTTGTTTAATATTTTTAAGATGAAAGTCCGAGATCTCATATTCCATTTCAATCCATCTAGCTCCTGATATATATTCAGGAACACCATAAAAGTATTTACCTGCTTGATATTTCTTAACATATAATAATTGTGATGGTTTTGATCTATCTCTTAAACTAAAACCAGGATATAGAACTGGAGTATTTGATGTCTTATTTATATTACTCCAATCCTTACTTATCCAATATTGCTCTACTTCAGGATATTCTGGATCTGGAGCTGCGATTCTCATTGTCTGAGGATTCATATAATTAATTTCAGCTATTCTTGTTCTATCTTTACTCCATACTATATTCAAAAGAAATGCCCCAAATATCTCTAAATCATAAGAAACTATGGCTACTATCTCTTCTAAATCATTTTCATTCATAGGATTGGCTATAAAGTTTAATGCCTCATTTGATAATCCTTGTTTAGATATTCCATTACCACCAATCATAGCCGCCTTCTGATGAATAATCGCGTTGTGTTTTGGTGATCTATCTGTTAAAGATATATAATAATTTGGCATTAAATTATCTTCGCCGAAATTTATAAAATTACCTCTCTGATTGATAGATTCTTTGTATTGTGGAATATCTTTTCCTACCTGATTAAACTCAAATGATCTCATTGCCACACCTTTATAAGGCTTTTCATCATTAAATTCGTTATTAATATCTTCGTTCATATTACTATTTATATTCTATCTAGGTTGTTATAAACACTAGTCGTACTACTTGATGCTGTATATGATTGTATAGATGAGAATGTAACATTAATAGTTACTAATCCATTTTCTACCAACCCAATAGCATTATCAAGATTTAAATCATATTGATTAGCCATTTCATATATCTCATACTTATATTGACCTGTTCCATTTGGAATAGTTATTATACTAGCTGTTGGACTTGAATATGTTGCAACAGATATAGTAAATGAGTTATAGTACCAAGGAGCTATTGAGTGATCCTGTGATGTAAATATAATTACGTCATTGGAATCCTTATTAATTAATCTCCACGTAAAATATGGGTTGACCACATTTGATGAGTTTTCATAAAGGGTCACAATTACCTTAGTATCACCAGAACTATTCAAGTACAACATTAGAATTGTTTAATTTTTTATAATACTTCATAGACTCACTTATCTTATCTTTATGTTCTTGTGACATTGGTCCTCTTTTTCTACCAATATGAGATTTACCTATTCTTTCTTTATGCTCATTACTAAACTCTGGTAATTTTCTACCTACCAATTTTTTAGATATCTTTTCCTTTACTTCATTTGTTCTTGGTATTCCCTTAAATTTTGATTTAGTTCCTAATTTTGATTTACTTATTTTATCCTTTGTTTCTTGTGTGTGTTTTCTACCAATCAGAGATCTTCTTATCTTATCCTTTACTTCATCACTTTTATTATTAGTTCCATCCCCACCATCAGTCATATTTACAAGAGTACCATTATTTAAATCCATTCTACCAATCTTATTTATATAGAATTTTTCTCTATCATTTGCTATATCATATGATAAGTTATCTTCAATTATAGTTATGTTATATCCATATTTATTAACAACGTTTTTCCAATGTTTATTTCTACCAGTTTTTCTATATGCTCTATATCCTGTTCCCTTACCAACATAGAAAATTTCATTTTTTATAGGATTTATATGAAAATATATATAATATTTATTTTCCATTACTTGCTTTTCTTTTTATTTTCATTACACTCACATTCTTCCAATCTTTCTCCACAAACTTTACACGTGAAAAATTCATTAGATTTAATAGTAACCATTTTATCTTCCTCAAATATATATTCATAACCATTTCCTTTGAAATAATTATATAACTCCGGATCTAACTCTCTTAACCATACTGTCTTTCCATTTAATGGACTTGACACATATGTATCTATATGTTCTTGTTTTATCTTCATACTTATTAAATATACTTTTTTATAAAATTTATCAGATTAAATAAAAAAATCCAACTACCTCTATTAAAAGTGTTGGATTTTTTATTAGTAATCTTATGGTGATTAAGATATAAGTGTTGCTGCTGCCGCAGATGTCACTTCATATAGAGGTTGATCTTCTTTTGAAGTAAAAGTAATCATAGCTCCGTTAAGATCTGTTCCTACTTTACCCAATCCTGAATCAATTGCTGAAACTTGAACTGGTCCAGATTTTCCCATTAAGAAATATGTACCGTTCTTATCTAAGATAAGAATTCTCCATACACCTTGACCAAGGATTTTAATCTGATTCAATAAAGCCGCGTTCATACCTACTACATTAATTGCTAATGTTTGGTTATATTGGATAGCGTTATTCTCTGTATTCACCTCAGCTGGTGCTGTAAATGAAGATGTTTCAATTGTTTGTTGAAAAGTGTAACAAGAAACAGTAGCTCCACCAAAAGCTGTTATAATGCTATTTGTTCCAAAAGTGTAAGTCATCGCTGAATCATTCCAAGTTCCAATAAAAACTTTTTGAACACCAGCTTGTGCTTTACAACCTACGGTATAACCATTTGTTAATATACAAGACATATTTATTTGTGTTTTTTTATTTGATCTGTGGGTGGGGTTATTCACCCCGACCCTTATGACCAATTGTTTTTATTTATTACTGGAATAAAACTATATTCTGGTAGTAATAAGCATTAGCTCCGATTTTGAACTTAGCTCTGAAATATACTTGATCGTATAAATCTTCATACCAGATTCTGAATTTAGAATAATCTTCCATTATATCAACACCAACTGCTAGGTTATGTGCGTTTGTTAATAGTCTATAATTCTTTCCATTCAATCCTCTTACAGCTACGATTCTAACTGGTTGACCTGGGTACATAAATGACCATCTTCCAGATCCTGTTTCATCCTGTCCAGTTGTTACGTGGAAATAATTTGCTGTTCTTAATGCAGTAACCAATGAGTTAAAGTCTGCGTATGACAAGAATAATGTCAAATCACCTTCTGTTAAGATTTGTGATGCTGATGTATTCATTGCTGCAATCATTGAATCAATAATAGCGATTGCATTTCCTGATGTCATTGCTACGTTTGTTGAGAAAGTACCGTTACCAGAAACAATTGAAGATGTTGCTGATGTGTAAAGTAATGTCTCTAGTATACCTGTACATAGAGTAAGGTTTGCATCACTCGAAAAGTGATTTGAAGGAGATGCTTTCCAGAAAAGGTCATCCATATAAGCTTGTAATTTAGCTTGCTTGTCAGCAGTATAAATTTGAGCGAACATTTTTGGAGACAAATCCTCTGTATAAGAACCTGCTTGCATTAACATACCTGTCCAGTATTGTTCTAAGTCATTCTCGCAAATTGACTCTTCTAATTTAATTGGACAAACAGTTAGTGTGTTCTGTTGAATCGAAACTGATCCTGTTGGAGAAATTAATCCACAACTTCCAGCTGAAGCAACAAAGTTTGATGTAATCTTGTTAAGAGCATCCGCATATTTAATGTTAGGAATAACAGTGATATACTTAAAAGTTTCACCACCTAAAACCGATTCTCTTACAAGTGCTTGTGATAATTGGTCTGTATACTTTGACAAACCTGATAAGTCTATTGAACTAGCCATTGTTTTTTATTATTTTTTGTTTTTACTCTTATTTAATTACTTAGCAGAAGCGGCGGTAAAATTACCACTTCCATTAAATTTCATTTTAGATTTAATTGATTTCAATTCATCCATTTCAGATTTCATTGAACTTAAATTTGTTGATATTGTCTTTCCAAGTTTAATTGACTCAACAGCTGGCTCTTCACCAATCTCTTTAACCTTACTCATTACTTGTTCTTGCATATTTGACATACCTTGAAGTATTTCAAGAATTTGAGCTACTTGATTTTCAAGAGCTGTTATTCTATCTGCTTCTGCTGCCTCAGCTTCTGGTGTCTCACCTGCATCCGCTGATAATTGTGCTGGATTCTCAGGTGTTTCATCTGTTGACTCTGTTTGATCAGCTGGTGTTGTATCTCCTATTGTTTCAACTACACCTCCTGTTACAACAATTGTTCTACCATCTTCTAAATCATAAGAACCATCCTCACAAGGAGTTTGATTACCATCTTTATCAATTGTATAGATTTCTGTTCCAACATTTAATTCAGTTCCATCCAATATAGATATTTCAGAACCATCCTTTAATTTGATGTTTGTAAATGCCTTAACATTAGTTGTATCATCTGCTACCGGAGTTGCTGATGTTGTGTTTGGAGTTGTTGAAAAAGCAACCAATTTCTTTAATTGGTCTTTAATTTTTAATATTGCTTCATCTTTTGTCATTTTGAATATATAATTTTTATTATATTTTAGCTTCTAACGATTAAATATATAAACTCGCTTAATTTATCATTTATAATAGGATTTATTTAATCCTTGATGAATCCATCAATAAGATATAATAACTCCTGTTCTGAAAGATCATCAATATAATCATTAATAGAATAGGTTTTAGAGTATTCCATCGGCTTCTCACCCATTATTCCCTCAATAGAGAATCCAAACTTACCTAACTCTTTTACTTCTGTATTCCAAAACTTTTCATCTTCTATTTTAATAGAGACCATCCAAGTTCCAATAGGACAATCAAAACCATACTTAACAGATTTGTCATAATATGAATCCTCCACTATCCAATTCTCCATAATATATGCATCTACCATTTGATTGGAGTGATCAACATTAATCCTTCTATTTGATCCTGATGAATTAAACTTCTGAACCAATTTCATAATAGTTTCTGCGGTGAATAGACAATAATATGGATTGCCATCTAAATCCTCTCTGTATATTTTCTTATTTGGAATCAATGCTGGTCCAACTATAATCTGTTTATCCTTCTGAGCTTTAAACTCATATGATTTTGATGTTCCAACCTCACTAAATGCTACACCAAGCATTTCTATAGCTGGATCACTAACAATAGATAATAATCTTATACCAGTATCATTAGTATCATCTACAACAATCTCGAATAGAGGATAGTCGGCATCTTTGTATTTCTTTTTATGTCCCATTTTAAATAATAATTTTTTAATTTTTGTCTTTCTTTTTCTTAATCTGTTGTATATAACAAAAGCTCTCACCTTATAAGGACTGAGTTGCTCTCGTTTCAATCTTCTGTACGTTCTTTTGTGTCTTAGTTATATCTGTTTCAACAACTACAACCTTTGTAATTGGTGGTTGTTTTGATCCAACTGGTCCACCTTGTCCCAATCCAAAGAAAGTCGGTGCTTGAAAATTAGATCCACCAAATGGCGATCCATTATTTCCTATACTAGTTGAAACACTCTGTGGAGTTGGTGGTTGTGGTGGGGATCCACCAGCATCAAACTTTTGACTTGCGATCTTAGCTACAGACATAGCGGTTGTAATAGTCGCTACTGCCATACCAATAATAGCCATTGGATAAAATGGAGTTGCTCCTAAGGCATTTACAACACCTAAAGCTCCAGCAATCAATGCTGATGCGATTGCAAACTTCTTACCTTGTTCAAACTCTTTCTTCTTAGTTTCAACATTTCTTTTATATTGATCTAACTTAACCTTATATTCAGCCATTGCGAACTTATTCTCAATAGCTATCTTTTGATTAGCTGTTAATCCTGCTTTACTTAACTCTTTATCTTTCTCTGTATTAAGAGTAGCTACTTTTTCATCTGATCTTTGATTATATTCAGCTAATTCTTGGTCTTGATTTTGTTTTTGAATAGCAGTGGCATCACTTAATATAGTTTGAGAAGCACCTAATGCCTCTTTTAATATATCACCTCTCTTTTTTATCTCCTCTTCTGTTATCTTAGTCTTTTCTTTCTCAGCATCCTCGTGCGCTAATTTAATTTCAGCAATCTTTTCTTCTTCTGTTTTACTAGAATGGTTAATATCATCTATTCTAGCGGATGTTTCTTCATCTACTATTTTAATCTTCTCATCAGCATTAAATCCAGTTGCTTTTAGTGATTCTTGTTTATCTTTTAATTCTTTTTCTTTAACTTTATCAAGATCTTCTATTTCTTTATCAGCTTTTAACTTCTCTTTATCTAAAGCATCCTGTCTTAATTTATCTTCAAGTAATTGGTATTTTTCTTTTATTTTAACTCTTTCCTCACCAGTTAATTTTACATTAGATAATTCAAT